CCATTGATTAGTATCGGTATCGTTATAGTAAATAAACAGTTCGCTAGTATTTGCACTCCACCACAAGTCACCGGCACTGGGACTACCAGGAGTAGTATCAGCTATAGTTACCGATGCCCCACCACCACTACCAGAACCAATGAGAGTACCGCCCATACGAGAGCCAGATGGCAGATCAATACCACCGTTGGCATTTAACGTGATTTGAGATGAGCCTAAGAATATTGTATTACCACTCAGATAAAGGTCCTTCCAGTAATTGGTTGTGGAGCCTAAATCGTAGGTAACATTTGCGCTTGGTATAATACTTGTAGATAGCGAAGAGAGGTTTGCAACCTGAAGATAGGCATCTAACTCAGTTCTAACTACTTCGCCATTAGCACCAGCAGGACCTGCTGGACCAGCGGGACCTTGTTGGCCAGCTGGATTAGTTTGAACCCATTGAGCGGTATTACCATCATCATAGTATACGAAAGTTTCACCCAACGCACTGTTAAACCAAACGTCTCCGTCCTTAGGTACGGCAGGTGCATTGGTTGAAACTGATATGGGATCTTTAGGAGAGTTACCCAAGTACATTATGTGATCTCCAGCACACTCACTATGACGTCGACAGAAGAAGCTGTGTTAGCAGTTACCCTCAACACATCTCCACTCTCTAGTACTAATTTTTGTTCTCCTCCAACAGGTACTAAAGCACCACCGACTAGGATTGGGGCATCTTTAATAAGATAATAATCTACTGAAGCTGAGTTTACTTGCACAGATGCTGTAATTGCATCGTTAGATTTATTAGCTAGAGTACATCCAATTACTGTTGTAGCAGTAGTAGCAGTTACGACATTACTAGCTGTAGTTCCAACGCTTGCAGCAAAATAATTTTTAAATGTGTTAGCCATATTAAATTATCCTAATGCAATAGCCATTGCAACTGTATCGTCCTGAACGGTAGTTGCAATCGTCACACTATCCGCTGCTGAATTAGATGTTAAAGTTACTCCTGCCCCAGCTACCAAGGTAAGCGTATCACCTGCAGCTTCGGCTACTATGTCTGTTTGACCTGCAATATTTATAGTACTAAAAGTGTTGGCCGATGATGAGCTAACACTGGAAGTAATTGATGGAATATGTATAGTGCCATTCATAGAAGAATGGTATTGACAATTGTAATATAGTTTGTTAGGTGCATTCATTGGCACCGTAAACACAACCTCTCCAATTTGGGCACCCTGGCCACTTACACCGTTGGCAAATTGGTTACTCGTACCGGTAGCGTTATTAGTATTAATGTAAAAAGGATGGCCCGAAGCATTAACACTAAAGGTGTAAGTTTCGCCTCTAGTTAAGTACAACGTTGGGTTACTGTTGGCTTGTGAAGCATCGGTACCGGTTCCGGCTCCGTAAAATAAGTAAGCACTAGAACCGCTAGCTGAAACATAAAAAGTTTTTTTAGACGAAAAGGAATCCGATCCAATTTCAAATACAGAAGTACCGTTGGATGAATAGATTTTTTTGTCAGCAAGATTGAGGGCTAGTTCGCCCGTAGAAAGATTAGACGTGTTCGGACTTTTGCCGGCAACCGAACTACGTTTTACACGTATCGTAGACGCCATGATAACCTCTATGTAGAGTAAGCCCCCGTATGTACAGGGGCGCCGTCATTGTTTGTTAGAATGTGCCGCCGTCAATTACTACATTAAGTTCAGCGAGAGTGACACTTCCAAAGTTAATTGTTTGACCTGGTTCAGTTGAAAGACCTTCAAACAAGTAATATGAACTATCGGATGCGTCTCGTACCAAACCAGTGTACTTATTGGCGCCGTCATTATACAATGAATAGAAACCTAGGTCCACAGTGTCGGCTGAGTTAGTATTGGCTAACTTTAACAAATTGTCGCCGATGGTTACCGTTGTAGAGTCAATGTAGGTAAGAGTACCGTTGACTTCTAAGTTTCCATCTACTGTAAGGTCGCCACCAATAGTGGCAGCATTTGTTACAGTTAAATCGTTGCCAATAGTTACATCATTTGGTAAACCAATCTGGAAAGTAGTACCTTCACCAGCGGAGCCAGTTACTTCAATCTCGTTGGTAGTACCAGTAACTGCTGCTGCGTAGTTACCAGTGGTATCTGTACCAAGAGCAACTGAGTCTGCAGCAATGGTAGCAGTGATTGAAGCATCGCCAGTACCATCAAACGAAGCAGTGCCTGTTACATCACCAGATAACGTAATGTTTCTAGCGGTTTGCAGAGCAGTTGCAGTAGCAGCATTACCAGTAGTGTCAGAGCTAATAGTACCTGCTAATCCAACACTAAATGCTGTACCTTCTCCAGCTGCACCAGTTATAACAACGTTGTTATCAGTATTAGCAACGCTAGCAGCATAGTTACCAGTGGTATCTGTACCAAGAGCAACACTATTAGGTTGAATCGTGGTAGATATGCTGGCTGTATCTCCAGCATTCTGGAATGTAGCAGAACCAGTGACGTCGCCCGTAAGCTGTACTGTTACAGCTGAGGATAATGCATCAGCCTGAGGAGAACCAGTTGAAGCAAACGTAATTGAACCGTTTGCATTACGAGTAATACTAGTACCTGTGCCGCCAATAAAATGGATGGCATCGTTAGATAAGTTTTCATTATCTACGGTTAAGGTAAGAGTTGCACCCGCTGCAGAGCCTTGTAGATAGGATGACGATGATAAATTATAAAGATCGCCTGATACGTTAAATACGGAAGAACCGTCAGAAGAAAAGAGTTTCTTATCCGGTATGTTTATCGCCAATTCACCAGCTGCAAGAGAGCTTGGAACCGACCCCGGTGTAGTACTTCTTTTCAGCTTAATTAATGAAGCCATGATAGATTACCTTACTTGCGTTGAGTTTTGCCGGTGTGAGAAAAACCGGAAATGCTTGTTTTATTTATAAGTTTTTTTTGTTCTAAAACTTTGTGAAGCTCTTTGAGCTCGTCATTGCCATTGCGAATGCGATCACCTAACGCTTTGTTATTGTTAGTAAGAGATTCCACTTTTCGCTCTAAACGAATTTTATCTCTTCGAAGATCCTTGATAATCGTGTCGTATTTGTCAAAATCTTTTAATTTTTCCTCCAGATAGTTTATTTTTGTATTTAACATAATGTTTTGCTGAGACAAGCTGTTTATCATTTCCTGCTGTTGTTTAATAAATGTCTCAAGAACCTGCTCATTTTCATTCATATAAAGCTGCCACCATCAAGATCATTAAATTCTGGAATCCCAGTAGAGCCTACTTGCATGACTTTGCCAGCAGTACCTGTTACAAAACTTAGAACACTACTATTAGAAGCAAACAGGACACCGTTTTGAGTAAATGAAGATAATCCAGTGCCACCATATTGAGTTCCAAGCACGTTTTGCAGTACTAGATTAGTAATACTTACGTTTGCTAGGTTAACATCCGCCTCGCCGGTGCCACCACTTACTGTTAAGCTACCGGTGCCTACTCCAAGAACTACAGCGTTGTTTCCTGTTCCAAATTGAATGGAGTCTGCTATTACTCTTACCTGGCCTCCAGTTCCATCACCAAAGGAAATCGAGCCGGCATCGGTAGAAATAGTACCATTTCCAAGTGTAATGGTATTACCGCTTAAATATAGATCTCTCCAAGCAAGATCCGGTGTACCAATGTCAAAAGTGACGTTGGCTGATGGAATTAGATGAGTAGATATGTTTTCTAAATTAGCAGCGTTTGCAAGATCGCTAAACTTAGCTATACGTTCGCCGCCTGCAGTTACACCATCATGTACTCTAAGTGTACGTAATGTGGTATCAATAGTAATCTCACCGTTAGCACCAGTGAACGAACTGTGCTCGGTGGTAGTACCTCTACGTAATTTTACTTCTATCGACATTAAGCTAACGATCCGTAATCATGCTGCACGGTAACAGGAGATGTTATAAATCCGTAATCAAAAGCTCCTGCTGCACCTGGATTAACTGTAGACGAGATTTGAATTGTATCTGCGTCCGTCGATAAGCTAATACCAGTTCCGCTAGTTATACTTCTAAACTGTAATGTACTATTTATTGTACTTGAAAATACGTTGGCTCCGGTGCCTAAGTTGTTTGCGCTGGCAACGCCTCCGCCTCCAGATACAGTCATGCCTCTGGTACCGGTATACCTTGCTCCTGATACGTAAATAGTTTTTCCAGAGATATCAGAAGGTAGGTTTGTTCCTATAAAATGTAGGACACCACTTTGATAATCAAAGAACCATTGGTCTTCGTTACCGCTACCAGCTGCAAAAATTTGGGTTCCGTTAGCAGTTGGGTTGCCCGAGTTTATACTATCAATATAAACTTTTAGCTGATAGGTCGAACCAAATTCAGGTGGAATCCAATCGGTTAAATTGGTCTTCCAAGTTCTGTCTGCTGTAGCAGTAATGTCAGCTGTAGTTCCGGTACCCGTATAAACAGTTACTGTGGAAGTGTTACTAGTTGGCTGTACAACTGGAATAGTATTAGCTTCAGCCCATATTGTGTCACCTCTGTTAAGAAGTGGACTAGCAATACTTTCGTTCGTGGCTTGCTTGTTGTCATTGGTGTCTGTTTTAGATACGCCATAACCTAACTTTTTCCACAAAAAATCTAATTTTTGAGTATCAGAAATAGCCATTACGGAGCCTCAATAGAGATGGCAGTGAGCGAGTCACCGCTTTCTAATTTGACTGAAACTAACAGCTGGTTGTTAAACGCGTTAGACAAGTTTTCTGATCCTAATGTCAATGTAAACGATTGATTTGAATATGATGTACCGTCTATTATCCTATCAGCAGCTGTGCTAGCACAACCATCAGAACCGTTACCCCCATTGCCAGTGTCCGCTCCAGGTACTCCAGCTCCAGCATACTGTACTGAGGCATCTAACCAGCCGTTGTTACCTGATGCAGAATCAATAGCGGTGCCTGGAGCTGCTATAAACAAGCCTGATATAGTTCCGGTAAGTCTTACTTTAAAGTTGGCAACTAGCGTTCTTTTAAAAGCAAATGTAAAATACTGAGCTCCAGATCTACCCGTGCTAAGATCCGGGCCTACCGGAAGGTAGCCTGAAGAAAAATCAGTTGTAAAATGTTTGAGAGTATTAAACCTTACTATAGCTTCACTTGTGCCGGCTACCGTAACAGCTCCCGACCATGCATTGTTTACATAAAAATCCGTAGACCCACTAAACGATGTTAGTCCCGATAACCCAGAAACTCTAGTAGCATTAGTACTATACGTGGAACCCAAGCTACTTGACACACTAATATTACCTTCATCAAATGTTGGTGATGCTTTGTGCACCTGAATCTTGGTAGATGGACTAACGGTTGAGCTAGTTCCGTTTACATTACGAATATTAAAACCTATTCTTTCTACGGTATTTATAGAAGATGATGTTATGTCGGCAACTATGCTTCCTAACGCGTAGCTACTTCCTACACCGGTGCCTGCTATTGGAATTCCACCTGACAACATCGAAGTTGATCCATCTATGTTGCTATAACTTCTGTAATTAGAAACTACGGCTGAACCAGAGGTTCCTTCATCGTTAGTTCCACTAGTAATACCAGCAATACTTGAACTGTCATAATATGCCTGTCCGATCAAATTGTCGACCGTAGCACCTACTAGACGTACCTTAGGCGAACCGGAGTTATAGTATGGGATACCAGAGACGTATCGGTAGGAGCCGGCGGTGTCTTCTTCAAGAGTAGCACTGCCTATATTAAGAGTCGGAGCTGACGATAAATTATCCTTTACTATGTATATGTTTCCGGTATCTCCAGTTGTGCTGTGAGACAGTTTTGCATAATGAGCACCAGCAGATTCACCGGAAATATTTTTAGTAAATCTTGCAGTAAACACCTGATAATAGTTTTGTGGATAGGTTGTTGACAGCTCGCTATACGCATCACCCTCAGAAGTTACTACTAGAGAAGAAAACGTGCCAGTTTCACTGGTGGACAAAGTAAAGGTTTTAGACCCGTCTGTAGCGCCATCCCAAAAAGCTGATAATGTACCAGAAGTAGCGTCGTATACGTCGTTCACTGTTGCCGAAGAAATAGAAGACGTTGTGTCATATCTTCTTACGGTGCTAGTGTTGAGACTAGCTCCTGCGCTCAAAAGGCCTCCAGTAAAATCAGTAAAACCAGATGCTAGTTTGCTTGTATCCTGAGCTGAAGTCGACAAGGTTAAAGACTTACTGCTTAAGCCTGCTGGAGCACTAGGTATGTTTTTAAGCGTAAAGGTTACAGAATCACTATCTGTTTGAGCAGTAATATCAGGTTGGCCGCTAGCAGTCATTGTGACCGTATAATTTCCAACAGTTGAACTTTGATAATCATGTGTAATAGCAGCACCTATACTTCCAGCACTAACTCCGTCTTCAGTAACAGCATCGCTGTTTCCATCACCCCAGACATATGAATAACTATCACCATTTTGTGTAGAGTTTGTTACGGAAACTATGGCTCTATTTGTTCCTGAAAGATCAGCTTGCTTATAGAGAGTTAAAGTAGAATCGTTAGATGCTTTTTGTCCGGATGTCGTCGACGTACCGCTAATGCTAGCTCTTACGTCTGGCTCTACGTGAACAGAAAAATTAGAGCTAATAAAAGGGCTTTGAGTGTGATTACTAATTACTCTTAAATTGCCAGTATAATCTCTAGCAGTACCACTAGCTTGATCAGAGCTACTTAAAGTATATGTATGATTAATTGTCCGGCCAGTGTCTCCGCTTGCATTGGTACCAGCATTTATAGTAGTAGTTTGACCATCACCCCAAGTCCAAAGGTATTGTATGCCGTAGCTAGCGTAACTACCAATTGTGCTCTCTGTATTGTTAGTAGCAGTTACTATAAAGCCGCCTGACGATTGCTCGTTAATGCCACTGTTGTCGTTTAAGCTAACTTCCGGCGTATGCGTATCGTAAACCTTTATAGTAACAGGACTTGCTGAGATAGGAATAACTGATGGATTAGCTGTATTGTGAGAATCTAGATTCATACTTACAGTAAACGTCTGCTCGGTTTCTGTAGCAGTATCAAAGATGTGCTCTAGCCTGTTACCGGCTGAACCACCATCGGCAGTGTTATCTGTAATAATTACGTTGTTACTACTATCGCCCCAAGTAATTCTGTATTCAATTGTAGCTGGTCCAATTTCAGTAGAATTGTTTTCTAAGTATACAGGCGAACCATCGTCTACAAACGTAATTGGTGAGCCACCAGTATTAGCTCCGTATATTTGAAACGATACGGTTGGATCGGCAGTGTAGACAATTACATAGTTTGTTCTAGAAAATTCAGATTCGCTACCAGATCCAGCGCCGTTATCATTGTAGGCTCTTACTCTTACAGAAAACGGACTACCTACATTATTATTGTAAGTGTGGCTTGGAGTAGTATCAGTAGTACCTATGGTAGACGTACCATCTCCCCAGTAAATATCGTATTTGTTTGGATTGCCTTGAGTAGAGAGAGTAAGAGTAACAGTAAAGCCAGCACCGCCGGCCAGGGGAGTGCCTGTAAACGTAACGCTTTTTACAAACGTATCGTTTCTTACATTTTCAATTACTTCATTTAAATCATCAAGTACGTCTGTAACCGTTTGAGTATTGGAAAACCCTTGATAAGCACCATGTGTGGTCCACGAACCATCAGACGGACTTCCTACAGTTATTGTGTTTGCTACAGAAGTGTTGCCTCCGCCGCCGCCACTTGCAGTGGAGGAAATAGTAATCGTACTAGAGTTTTGAGATATGGTAACATTTGTACCAGCTGCTATAGTTTTATTGTTGGCTGTCTCAAGGTACTTGTCTAAGTACGACTTAGTTACTAACGTGCCGGCCGGGCTATTAGCAGTGACAGGCACTAGATTGTTGTTGGCATAAGTCAGCGTTAAATTATCTGTGTTAGATACAGAAAGTTTAACGTCACCGATGTATATTGTATTTCCGCTTAAATAAAGATCACGCCACCGACGTCCTTGTGAGCCAAGGTCAATAGTATTATTTGAAGTAGGAACTACATTTGAAGACGCTGCAAATGATATAAGTGTTGATGTAGTGTTGCTGGATAGGGAGATATTTTCTCCAGCAACTAAGGTTTTAATATTGTTGGCAGTAATAGAACCAGTAATATTAATTTCATTAGGTACTTGGTTAGTTCGTCCAGATCCTTCTACTAAAATCTGACCAGTTTGTTGTTGACTTCTGGTTACTTTTGCTATATTTTGTATTAAATGATCTGAAGCAGTAGGTCTTATGTTTGTAAGACCACCGCCTGGCGCAACATATAGTACTTCACCAACATTAAAACTGCTAGTGTTTAAACCTTCTAGTACACCAACTACTAGTATTTTACCTTCGCCATTATTAGCTAAATCTTGAGACAATACGCCTATTGCTGGCATTCTTCCAGGTAAAGAAGCATCTGCTAAGCCAATAACGGTTTTGCCAGAAGCACCTACAGAGGTGTTTGCATATACAGGAGTACCTTTAGTTAGTGTTACCCCCGATCCATTTTTAACATCAAAAGATACAGTTGCTGCATCGGTGGATCCACTAGTTCCAATGTCTCCTACAAACTTGCCAGAAGCAGCGTCGTATTTTAAATAGTATCCGTCTCTTTTTACACTATCTCTGTCTACATCATCTAGAAACTCAAACCTGACTTCACCACCACCAGAGCTTGAACCACCACCCATGTTAAGACGGGTAACTTGAGATGATATGGCTGCTCGGAATTCTTCAAACTGTTTGATTAATTTGCTTTCTATTGGCCCGACGTCTGGCGTTTCGCCATCGCGGCCGGGATCACCTTTTGGTCCTTGAAGACCCTGTTCGCCTCTATCACCTTTAGGACCTTCAGGGCCCTGCTCGCCAGTGTCGCCTTTTTCACCAGCTACTCCGGGAGCTCCTTGTTCACCGCGATCACCGGTATCGCCTTTGTCGCCCTTTTCTCCTTTAGCACCTTTAAGGCCTCTTGGACCTACCGGACCAATATCACCTCGGGGACCAACTTCACCTTGAGGTCCTTCAGGACCGGTCGGTCCAGCTTTACCTTGCTCGCCTTGTGGGCCTTCTGGGCCTTCTGGGCCTTCTGGGCCCTGCTCACCAATTAAACCAGGAATACCTTGATCACCCTGGGGACCTTCGGGACCTACTACCTGGCCAAGATTTACTTGCTGTTTGTTAGAAAAGGCTACGATCAGGTCGTTATTTTCGATAATAACGCCGGTAATAGATAAACCGTCTTCGCCAGTGTCGCCTTTAGGACCAACGGGACCAACGGGGCCCTCGGTTCCTTGCTCACCGGGCGGTCCTTCTACAAGAATAGGTAATCTTGCTAGCTCTTTGAGCTCCTTCCTAAGACCATCAATTTCGGTCTTAGTGTATTTTAGGAGTAAGGCTAGAAGTTTGGCGCGTTCGACTTCATTCATCATCATCCTCGATGTTATCAGAAGCCATCGAATCCATGAATCTTGTCATACTTTCCACTAGCCTTTTCTCTTCTTCACTTATAGTTGGCTGTGGAACAAATGTCTCTTGTTGATCTGGTTGATCTGGTTGTTGTTGCTGTGCTGGTTGAGCTGATTGGTAATTAACTGGACCGCCTAGGCCACCTTCATCGTCCATTTCTTTGCGTTCAGCGTCAATTTCCTTATCAATCGCAGAAATGTCTTCCTCAGACATTCTAAGAATGTTTTCTTTAACCCATTTCATAGAATAGTATCTGCCTACTAAAGAGTCGATTTCTCCTGCAAGTCTCAGACGCTCAGTCATTATTTCCGTATCTTTAAGCTCTGCAAAATAATTGTCTTCGTTAAATGTGTAACGAATGCTATTTCGCATTTCTTCCCAATCTGATCTTGAAAGAACTCCTCTAAGAACCAATTGTATTTCTAGCAGACCGCTGAAAAGATAGGTAAATTTGTTTCGTAGTCGAATAATAAACTTGTTAAACTTTACCTCGTCTCTTGTAATTTCAGAGGCTCGTCCTAAATTAAACTGATTGTCAGATTCCATGCGAGTAATTGGCACGTTCAATGACTTGTACAACTTCTTGCGGAAATAATCAACATCATCCATCTCACCAAGATTCTGTCCTCCTGGCAGAGTCGTTATCTCAGTGCCTCTACCGCCGTCTCTGCGCGGTAACCAGAAGTCCTCTAACATAGTCATGAACTTACGATCGTCGCGTACTTCGCCTGTAGCAGCGTCATACACCAGTTTATTCTTGTGTTTTACCATCATGTCGCGAAGGTATTGCTCTGCCTTCATTTTTGGCAGGTTACCAACGTCAATATAAAAAATTCTTCTCTCAGGTGCACGTGCAAGTCTGTAGATTACAGTTGCATCCTCGAGCATTCTAAGTTGATTAAGAGGTTTTACTGCTTTGTTCATATGACCAAGAATCATTTTATTCTTGGCATCCATAAGACCACTGTGTACATGACTTATGCTGTCAACAGCAATCTTAATTCCTTGCTGAGATGAAGAAGTAATACCTTTAGGGTTGTACAGGTAGTACTCTTTTTGTTCTTTTTTGTAAATTACAGCGCCAGTACGAGGATCTTTAGATTTTACCCTCTCTCTGACCTTACGGATTTTTCTAGGGTCAATGTATCTTAACTCTTTTATACCGTCTCTAGGAGCCTTGTCGTTAATAATAATGTGATGGTATATTCTACCATCGACGTACCAACGTCTAAAAATGTCGTATCCTTTATTACTAAAGTCTAACATTTCAAGGATGTTGGCAAACTCTTCACGAATCTTATTTTTAATGGACGCAGGCTGTTTTAAGTCATCCAAAACTATTTCAATAGGATGATCTTCGTCAATTACGATTGCTTCATTTACAATATCTTCAATAGCTGAGTCGCATTCTGGCTGCATAGCCATTTCACGATATCTAGTAACAAGCTCGGCTTCTGATTTGGCGCTGCCTTCTAGGTCGACAAATGTGCCATACGAGCCACCAGGCGCTACTTCAATAGCACCGTCTTCTTGTTGGGGAGGTACAAAGGTTTTCAGATCTTCTTTTTCTTCTTGATCTGCCCTTGAAATGTTAAATCCGAAAAGTTGCACTATGTTATCCTCAGAAAATAAAAAAGGAGGTCGATATATTTATCGACCTCGTCAAACACAGTGGTTACGTCATAGCGCGAATATTTTAGAGGCGCCGCCAGAGAATTTGACGGTCAGATTACCACCGTTTGGAAGTACAGGTAGACCTGTAGCAGTGTCAATATATGCTATTAATCTTGAATCCGCTTGCCTGGTCCCATCTGCTTCAGCATTACCAGTGTTGTGATATAAGATTAATGCTTCACAGTTAGCACCGGTTACAAATGGAAAGACAATATCGTCTGCATCGAAAACACCAGCTGTAATAGTTTTGTTAGCCAGATTGGCGGTTGATACTACAGCGGTGTTTGGAATGTCGGCTCTATCTTCGTGTGAAGAGCTAAAGGTGTAGACGTCCGTGTCTATCAAAGCAATTGTAATAGCATTAGATGACAGGTTGAGCGACCCGCCAAGGAAATCTTCCTTGGCTTTACTGTATAGCTGATTAGCCATCTAATTATCCTTAGTTTACGCCGGCTTCGCCGTGCTCCCACCAGTCATATGCAAATGTCACCTGATACTCTTCAATTGCTTCAGCTTCCCACGTTAAATCAATGGGAGAGATAGCTATTGGGTAGATACCTACAAACTTATATGTTTGAATTGGTGACGCACTATCTTTACCGTACTGCAAAACTTCAGCGGTACCTTCATAAGCACTCTTAGCTCCACCTAGGTTATTAAGGTTGCCGGAGTGTGTGTTGATTGAGTGACTCCAAGTTTCCAGTGCGTTACGAATTGCAAAATCTTCGTCATTCAAAATAGTAACAGACCAATCTTCAAATGTTCGGTTACCGTGCATTTTGATCTGACGACCAAAATAAGGAACAATAATAGTTCCTAAAGTTGATTGAGGAATTGAAGAAGCTCTTGCGTGGAAGCGTGTGTCTGGCACACCCTGTCCTGTAATGGAAACTTCAAAAAGGGAGGGACGTGCCCCTCCCCCTGAGAGTTCGCCTTTAAACGCATTTACGTTAAATGCCATTTCTTATTCTCCTTTTATTAACCGAACTGACCTACAACTTCATCAAACTCTACGCCAGTTCTTACTGCGACAAAGTTAAGCTGTATAAAGTTGATAGAACGGGCTGGCTTAATGTATATATCTCCAACAAATTCATTTCGATCAATAATTTCGGGAGTGTTGTTTGTTTCGTCACAAACGACTCGGAAATCAGTGATACCCCTGCGGCCCTGTACATCTCGTAAGAAAGGTTCAACCAAACTTACAAACTGAGACCTGGTAAACGGATCGTTAAACTCAAACAAGCTCTGTCGTGCAGCAATTGCAATTGCTTTTTCAAGTACGATAAACAATCTTCGCACGTTGATTCGATCAAATGCGCTTGGTGATGCAAGCAAGGTCCTGTCGCCAAACAAAATTGTACCTTCACCCGGGAACGTAACTACTGGATTGATACCATTCTTGTAAAGTTGGTCTCTATCAGTCTTGTTAGGGTTAAACGCTAGCTTGACTACGTTCTTAATTCTACCGCGAGTCAGACCAGCTGGCGAATACCATGGATCCCGTACTTGATCTGTGCGAGCCATTGTTCCAGCAGTGTCGCCATTAAGTGGCACCCAGCGGTAAACGTCGTTGTACTTATCGTATTGATACTTGTAGCCGCTATCAAGAACTGCGTAAGAAGAAGAAGGAAGAGTGTTTCGGAATGTTACTGAATCGTCTACTTCTGCTCCTACATACGATGTATTGTTAACAACGTCTGCTTGCTCTGGGGACAAACATACAACACAGTCCTTTCGATATTCAGCAATGTTGTTAATAAGGTGTACAGCAGTGGCCGACACGGATGAACCACCCAGAATAATCGATACATCTACATCTTCGGCCGATTTAAATAAATCGTATGCTCTCTGATACTCGCCTGCTGTGCCGGCGGATCCGTCAGATCCATTAATGAAGGATTCAACTACAGGTTGAGCACCACCACCAAAAGTCGTTGCTGCTGCAGCGCTTCCGGCATTAGTTAATCCAGTAGCATGAGCTGCCCACCACATGTAGCTCGAAGATCGGTTAATTACATCTTTGTAGTAATTAGAGGATCCATCTTCTCTCTTGGCATCGCTAGCCTTAGAAAGCTTCTCCCATACCTCTACAACTTGACCCTTGACATTAGTCCACTCACCATCTTCGTCAACAACTACGATATGAAGCTCGTCAGTAGAACCACCTCTGGTTGTTGCATATGCAGACGTACCAGGTGCGCCAGACACGTTGTTGTAGTATTCCCACCTGCGATTAAGGGCAGTGCCAGAATTAACCGTGTTACCGGAATAAGTTGCTGTCAGTGTAGCAGACAGCCCACCAGCATCAACAGTGTTTACTTTGTAGATGTCTTTGTCAGGACCAAGCTGAATTAGATCGCCGGCAGACAACACAGACGCTTGATTCGCAGAGAATACTACGCCGGTATTGCCATTGACAACCGTGTATGTGCCGCTCAGAGTTGATTCAAAAGCAGTAGCGCTAGGGCACACCGAGTACTTTAAAGAGTTACCCAAGGCTCCAGCATACTTTGCAACAAAATTACCTACACTAGCAATCCCTGAAGAGTAGTTAGCTTCATAGTCGTCTTCGTTTTTAACTAGCGGGGCAGTGCCTGCTGCAGTAATTGCATTTAACGCGCCAGTGTTGTTAACACGAACAGTGTAAAGAGTGTCCGTGTAAGACAAGAAATTGGCCGCTGTGAAAAAATCCTTGAAAAATGTACCGTTAGGCTTTTGAAACTGACTAACAAGCTGAGCTTCGTTGCTAACTAACACACGTTGTTCAATAGGACCCCAACGAAACTGGCCAGCAAAGCCGCCAGAAGTCGTCTGCACTGCAGGAACAATGGCAGTAAGATCGATCTCACTGACGTTTACTCCTGGAGAAATTTGAAAGGCCATTTGAAATCTCCTTTGTAATTAATTTACTGTTATATTTATAAATTTAAAAGTTTGTGACATCTTCAACGCTGTACTGATAGCCTAGGGGTCCAACTACATCTTCTTGCACAAAGCGGTCGTGCCCATCGTCTACGATACCGAAAGGAAGAACATCGTCTTCTATCAGTTTTTGATTCTCCAAGTAAAGCCTACTTCTTATATCGTTGTCAGTCAGTTCTATAAAAAATTCTTGCCTCACGAGCCATGAAAATAAAACTGTGCACATTACAAGGTCATCATGATGACCTTCTTCAGCCTCATAGCTATTCCTCTTATTTATGAAAACACTAAGCTCCTGAAGAAGGTCATAGTCGTTAATAATTAACTTATCGTTTTCGACTAAATCTTTTAAGTTTGAGCAGCCTATTCGTTTAGTGGTCTTAGTAGTTTTTACACCAAGCTGAATCCTATTAGCAAAACCGCCCCCGACCTGCTGGCCGCCTCTACCTTTTACACTAGTCGACAATATGTTTTCATATTCTAAGTCTTGTTGTATAACGGAGGCAACTTGTTCGCCTAAATCATTAAGCTCCACCAGTACAAATGCATCGTTGTACATTTTAGCAGCGTTTACGACAACATCGGGAAAAAACATAGGAGATATTTCTCTAGACCGATACTTACCTACTACCTTGTAAGGTATGTCTGTGACGTCAAAAACTACTAATGCGCTGTAATCCAGCCCTACGCCTCTGGCCGTGTCTACAGTAATTACATATAGTCGGTTTTCCTTTGGCTTCTCGTATATATCAAAGTTGTTGTGTCTGTGCCGAGGGTGTATAAATGGTATCTGCGCTAATTTCCTACCATTAATAAGAGTTTGCGAGCTTCCTAAAAATTCGCATTCAAATTCTTGACTGAACTGCTCTTCACTGGTGTTCTTTATTGTTTCTTTCTTCCAGGCTTCATCGCGGCCGGGGACATCAGACCAATGCACGTCATGTCTTACGTAACTATTATTACCTTCCTCGCTGTCTACCCATATTTTGTAAAACATGTTCATGCCGTTAGGCGTTGATGTAATTAATACTTTAGTGGTTGTACCGGATGATATAGTAGGAAATACAGAAGCAAAGAATTCTTCTTGCAAGTTATTGGGTACAAATGCAAATTCGTCAAGGTATATTAGGTTTTGTGACGTACCTCTAATGGCTGAAGATGATGTAGCTGACGCAAGTATCTCTGAACCATTTTCAAGCTCAATGTTACCCTTGTTCCACTCTTTAACGCCCTGCTGGAGCCACTTAGGTAGATGCTCGTAAGCTGTCTGTATCCTTCCAAGTATTTCTCTGGCCTGAGCTTGTTTGTTAGCTAGTATTGCAACACTAAACTGATCGTTAAAAAGTACTTGCCATAGGATGTATGCAGCTACGGTAGTCGTCTTGCCTACCTGTCGGGGTAATTTGCAAATGACAAATCGGTTGTCATCAAACTTGCCAACCATTTCTTGCTGAAATGGCCATAGGTCAAAATCGACAAGTCCGTAATCAACGTGTACAATCTTTACGTAGTTTTTTATAAAGTATACCGGATCCTTAGAGCATTTTATGTACTGCTGTACCTGCTCCTGCGTATACTCGACTGGAACGCCTATCTTCTTGAGATTTCTATTACCTAGGTAATTTTCTGTCGGCATGACTGTTGACTTTTATTTTGAAGCAAGGATAATAGCGGTGTAGCCGCTTAAAGATCACTATCTAATGTATCCTTTAACATACTCTGTAGTTCGGTCGTAGACCCTATAAAAAGAGCGTTAGTTACGTTGCTAGGACCCTTTATTGATTCTTCTTGCTTTAGCTTTTTAACCTTTGCTTGAACTTCCAGTAAGTCTTTGTTGGCTTCTGTAAGCGTTTTCATAAGCGATGCAACCACTTCAAAGGCTCTTGGGTGTTCGCTGGCCTTTGCAATCTCAACTAATTCGTGCAGTGCATGCGAGCCATTTTCTATGATTTCGTATAAGTTTTCACGTGCATACTTGTAGTCTGTATCAATGTCGCCGCTTAAATCGTTTGACTGTACGTGTACTCTTTCGGCAGGTAAAAACGAAGTGTTTTTAGCGTCTACAATACTTTCCGTATCCTCCGACAACTCAAACAAGTCGTTTAAATTCTTTTCTAGTTTAGTCTTAGACACTGTCGGTACCGCCATTAAAGAACTGTTGATTTTCTATGTATCCAAAATTGTCGTCACTGTCAATTTGTTCTGGCGGTAAAGTTATATTGGAGTCTGTGGTAGGTGTATTGTTTGCTGTTAAGCCAGGAGTTGTAGTGGTAATCGAAGACAGTCTCGATGATTGGCCATCGGTTGCTTCAACACTAGTAGTAGTAATGGCTCTTTTAATAACCCCCTGTGTACGTACTGGGCCAAACAAATATCCTTTTATAGTAAAGTTAAGAGTATGAATAAGCGCTCTTCTGGTGGAAAAGTCTCCGTCATACGTATCTTCAGTAGATATGTCAGTAAACACTACAGGAACGTCCATGCTTAAATTCAGTTCAGGAATAAGCCTTACGCTGTTTGTCCACTCCGGTGTAAAGAACGGTAGTATGCCTTCTAGTATTTGAACTCCATCATCAGCGTTTTTAACAAAAATGGATAGCGACATGTTAATGTCAAAAGGTACGGGAGTATACTGATACTTCATTTTATCCTTATCAGCAAAGGTATACACGTTTCTTTGAGTAGAAGGAAGTTTTCTAGTAGGATTGTATGCCATCGACGCTATCTCAAATGACATTCTAGGCAAAGTTATAGCAACATCTCTGTCAAAGTTAGGATCCTGTGATAACCGCACTAAAAACTTTTCCTTTGGACCATACGCTATAGGAACCCTTAAAGTTTGGATTCTTTGGCCAGCAGTATTAAACCTTTGTACATCAATGTCGTTAAACATAGTTCCAAACATTATAATGTATTTTCTTATAATACTGTGATAGTAAGTATGTCCAAACATTAAAACCTATCAACCTCACTGAATGGGTTCTTTTCACTAAAGTCTATTACCGAATCAGCTTCAAATTGAAAGAAGCTATTGTTAATAACAGGAGCAGTAGTGTCTGTCTCTAGTTTAAACTCTTGTAGAATGCTGTCACCGTCTTCGCTCTTTATTGTACCGGATCCATCTTCCAATGTAAATTGGTATATTAATGTATTAAGACTAAAGTTGTCTTCAATAGCATCAATGGTGCTGTCCCCAGTGTCAATAGCTTCGCTACTGTATTCATACAATTCACAACGAAGATCATAAGACTGCATTCTACCAAGCTGAAAATGTACAGGGCGGTCATCAACATACATTACTTCGAATATCTTGTCCATCATAGGGAAATAGATCAGATCTCCCTCTCTAGGACGGTTCAGGGTGTTTAAGTAGTCATCACCTTCCTGTACC